TAAAATTGTTGGTAAGAAGCAGATGTCAAAGATTCCAGAATTGAAAGCAAAAGTTTTATCTAAGGCGACTTCCAAAAAATTGGGAGAATATATCTGGAAATATGGTGCAGGTCCACAGATGGGTTATTCATTCAGCGTTGTGTAAATGGCGCTTACACACTTAACCGATTCATCATCGGGGTAATTAATTGAAAATTGATTCTGGTAAAATCAATGATTAATTGCTAACGAGGGTAAAATCTCGTGACAAATCAGTTTAAAAGAGGTATTAAAATTTTCAAATATCCACAGAGAGGAGGGAGAAATATGTATTATATTTATAAATATACCAATAAGATAAATGGAAAGATTTATATTGGACAAACAAATGATTTGCAAAAAAGATTTAATGGGCATAAAAGTGAAGCTTTTAATATTAAAAGTAATGGATATTATTTACCTTTTCATTGCGCAATTAGGAAATATGGAATGAATAATTTTTCATATGAAGTTTTAGAAGAAATTGCAGATGGAGAATCAAAAGATTTTATAAATGATAGAGAAATTTATTTTATTGAACATTTTCACTCTTTAACTACTGAAAATGGATATAACTTAACTAAAGGTGGAGATGGATGTTCAAAACCTCCATTAACTTATTTAGAAAAATTGCAACGTTCTAAATTATTTACAGGAGAAGAGATTAAAGATATTCAGAGGAGATTAATAAATGATGAAGAATATGATGATATCGAAAAAATTTATTCTCCAAAATTAAAAAGAACTTTTTTAGTTAATATTAATACAGGAGCTAATTTTTATAATCCTGATTTTAATTATCCATTAAAGAAAAATGCTAAAAGCAGATTTTCTCAAAAAGAGATTAGAGAAATTAAAAATAGAATTAAATCAGGGGAAAAATATTCTAGTATACAAAAAGATTTTAATATTAAAAGCGCTGGTTTTTTATCAATGATAAATACTGGAAAATATTTTTATAGTGAAGAAGATACTTATCCACTTTGTAATAAAGGAAGTAGAAAGGAAAATAATCAAATTTGGGTAAATGGAATTATAAAAGATATTTTAGAAACTGATTTATCTCTTAATAAAATTGCTATAAAATGGAATAAAAGTTATTCAACTGTAAAAAATATTAATGCAGGACGAGCGCATAAAAAAGAAAATCTTTCTTATCCTTTAAGAAAATAAAAAATAAACCTTTTAAACTTGAAATGTTGTATCGACTATCCTGGATTAGACCGGGAGTACTGGAACTATTGATACGTTCTGGGAAATAGTGTGCAGTCAAGAAGCCTTACCAACTTCACTACTACGACTGTAAAAAATAGTCAGTTATTTTTATAATAATGCATACACGCATTAGCTTATTCTTTCATCGGTGTTCAGACATTATTTATTGCAACTAACTGGGATCCTATTTATTGGAACACAGCTTGTTTGATTGTAAATAGTGGCGCAACTGATCCAGAAAATGCAGGACAAACTGATTATGGTAAAATTGCAAAAGCTATGGGTGAAATTATTAATGCTGGTATTAATCTTAGTTTAGTAAATATTAATCATTCAGATTTTGGATTTAAGCCAGATGCAGAAAATCATAGGATTCTTTATGGCATGAAAGCTATGTTGAATGTTGGTGATGATATAATTGAAGCGACAATTAAGAATAGACCTTATGTTTCTCCTAGAGACTTTTTAAATAAAGTTCATCCCGGAAAGCAAGCAATGATTTCGCTTATTAAAGGTGGAGCTTTTGATGATATGATGGATCGTCGTCAGTGTATGGGATGGTATATCTGGGAAACATGTGATAAGAAAAAGAGACTTACATTGCAGAATCTTCCTGGTTTGATTCGACATAATCTTCTTCCAGAAGATACAGATGAAAGAGTTATGGCAAGAAGAATCTATGAATTTAATAGATACTTAAAAGCAATGTGTAGACCAAATAAAGCTATGACATATTATACACTTGACGATAGAGCCTTTAATTTCTTATCTGAAATAGAAATGAATGACTTAATTACATGTGATGGATTAGGATATTATCTTGATGTAAAAGCATGGGATAAATATTATCAGAGTTGGATGGACGTCTTTAGAGTTTGGATTGCCGCAGATAAAGAAGCCATTTTAAATGAGCTTAATTCTAAAATCTTTATGGATGATTGGCAAAAATATGCCAAAGGAACAATATCTGCATGGGAAATGGAAGCATTATGTTTTTATTATCACGAGCATGAATTAGCGCATGTAAATAATACTTTATATGGTTTTAGTGATTTCTTTAAGCTTCCAGAAAATCCAGTAGTTGAAAGAACTTTCACCAAAGGTGGAAAGACAATTAACATCTTTAAATTAAATAAGATTTGCGGCACATGTATTGCTAAGAATAAAGCAAAGAGTACAGTTACCTTATTAACCACTTCTGGAGTTGTAAATGTTAAGTTTAGAAAAGAATATTTTGCTTTATTTGATAAACAAATTTCAATTAAAGGCGATGATGGAGTAAAACATGTGGTTGAAAAATCTTGGTTTAATAGAGGTAATATGATTGTAGTAATGGGTATTCGCTCTGGAGATGATTTTATTTCTAAGAAATATGCATCTTCTGGTGGTCATCAGTTATACAAAATTGATGAAATATATGAAGATGGAAGAATCCGATTAAGAGATCATAGATATCAAGGTGATTTGGAAGAGGAGTAATCCTCTTCCAAAAGGAGGTATAATGTATAAGATTATTGCAATAATTGGCAAAGCGGGGTCTGGTAAAGATACAATTTTGCAAAAGGTATTAGAGAAAGATTGTACTTTGCATGAGATTGTTAGCTGTACTACAAGACCACCAAGAGAAGGTGAGATAGATGGTATTAATTATTTCTTTTTAGACCCAGAAACTTTTGGAGACAAGGTTCTAAAAGGAGAAATGTTAGAAGCAACATGTTTTAATGATTGGTTTTATGGAACAGGTTTTGAATCATTAAGATCAGATATTTGGAATATTGGAGTTTTTAATCCAGCTGGAATAGAGTCTTTATTACATAATAAAAATGTTGATGTGCATGTATTTTATGTGCAAGCCTCAGATAAGACGAGACTCTTACGCCAACTCAATAGAGAATCTGATCCAGATGTTAATGAAATAATTAGACGTTTTAGAGCTGATATGCTTGACTTTGATGGGGAAGAATTGGATTTTAAATATGAAGATATTATAAATGAAACTGAATCTGATTTAAGTTTAGGAATTAAAAAGATTCTTGAACTTGCCCATGAGACCGCATAAAGGACAAAATAAGATAATAAAATAATAACAAACTCTAAATATAGTGTAGGCCCCTATGGACTATACTATATTTAGACGGAGGGATTAAATGTTAAATATTATAAAAAGAGATGGTACTTCAGTACCTTTTGATAAACAAAAAATTATTAATGCAGTAAATAGTGCTATGATTGAAGTTGATGGAACTTTATATGAGACTGACACTGCTGAAGATATTGCAGAAGATATTCAAATTGCTCTACAAGATATGAGCAAAATTAAAAAAGATTTAGCCGCTGTTGATGTTGAAAAGATTCAAGATATGGTTGAAGACTTCTTAATGCGCTCTGAGCGTAGAGATGTAGCGAAAGCGTATATTCGTTATCGCTATAAGAGAGAAGCCGCAAGAAATCATAATGATGAATTCATTAAAGCTATTAGTGAAAAATTAACCGCAAGTAATGTTCAGAATCAAAATGCTAATGTTGATGAACATTCTTTTGGAGGTCGTATGGGTGAAGCTAATAGCGTAATGACAAAAGACTATGCGCTAAATTTCATTATCTCTAAAAAAGCAAGGGAGAATCACTTAAATAATGAAATCTATATACATGATCTTGATAGTTACGCTGTTGGTATGCATAATTGTCTCTCTATACCTTTTGATGATTTGTTGGCGAATGGGTTTAATACAAGACAGACAGATGTGCGGCCCGCTAATAGTGTTAACACTGCTTTCCAGCTTGTGGCTGTTATTTTCCAATTGCAATCTTTACAGCAATTTGGTGGGGTTAGTGCTACTCATCTTGACTGGACTATGGTACCTTACGTAAGAAAGAGCTTCTGGAAACATTTCAAAGACGGTATGACATATCTTGAAAATCAGTCTTGGAGTATTATGCCAGATAATAGTAATCGTTCTATTACTGATGAAGTATACTTAAACTGGCCCAAAACCTATAAATATGCCATGGATATGACTCTTAAAGAAATTTATCAAGCAGTTGAAGGGATGTATCACAATCTAAATACATTACAATCTCGCTCTGGCAATCAGTTACCTTTTACTTCTATTAACTATGGAACTTGTACATTAGAAGAAGGAAGAATTATTACTAAAGCTCTATTGGAAGTATCTATTGAAGGTATTGGTAAACTTCATAAAACTTCAATTTTCCCATGCGGAATTTTCCAGTGTATGAAAGGTGTTAATAGACAGCCAGGAGATCCAAATTATGACTTATTTCAGTTAGCTTTAAAATCAACAGCGCAGAGACTTTATCCAAATTATGCAAATGTTGATTGGAGCGGCAATGAAGGATATGATATAAATGATCCATGTACTTATTTCTCAACGATGGGATGCAGAACAGCCAATGGTTGGGATGTTAATGGTCTGGATCAGAGAAAAGATGGACGTGGAAATATTTGTCCTGTAACAATTATTATGCCCACGTTAGCTATGGAAACAAAAGAAAAAATAAAAACTTTAAGTAAACTATCTAATGATGAAGAATCTGGATATAATTTAATTGAAGAATTTATGGATTTATTAGATATTAAAATCCATGAAGCAAAAGATATGCTAATTGAACGTTTTGATTGGATTTGTTCTCAGTCTGCGGATTCTGCTAAGTTTATGTATGAGAATGGAGTAATGGCAGGATATGTTCCAGAAGAAGGGATTAGATCAGCCCTTAAGCATGGTACTTTAGCTATTGGGCAAATTGGATTAGCTGAAACTCTCCAAATTCTTATCGGTAAAGATCATACTACAAAAGAAGGTATGGAGTTAGCTAAACAGATTGAACAATTATTTAAAACTAGATGTGCTGAATTTAAAGAAGAATATAAATTAAATTTTGGAGTTTATTATACTCCGGCTGAGAATTTATGTTATACCTCTTTAAAGAAATTCAAAGATAAATATGGAGAAATTCCTAATGTATCAGATAAAGAATTTTTTACAAACTCAATTCATGTTCCAGTATGGAAAAAAATAAGTCCTTTTGATAAAATTGATATTGAATCACAGCTTACTGGCTACAGTTCTGCGGGATGTATTACTTACGTAGAGCTTGATTGTGGAATTAAAAATAATCTTGAAGGATTAGAACAAGTAGTTAATTATGCTATGGATCATGATATTCCATACTTTGCGGTCAATGTACCTAATGATACTTGCCTTGATTGTGGATACTGCGATGAATTTAATGATACTTGCCCAGTTTGCGGAAGTCATCATATTCAGCAATTACGTCGTGTAACCGGTTATTTAACTGGTAATTATACAACAGCTTTTAATTTGGGTAAGCAAGACGAAGTGCATCATAGGGTTAAGCATGGAGGTTACTTAGAATGAATTATGCAGGCATTATAAAAAATGATTTTGCCGCTGCTCCTGGAGTTTCTGTTTCATTCTTTACTCAAGGTTGTCCTCATAGATGTCCGGGGTGTCATAACCCCGAGACATGGGACTTTGATGGTGGAAAAGAATTTACTCCAGAAACAATTCAAGAGATTGTTAATGCTTTAACGGCAAATGGAATAAAACGGAATTTATGTATTATGGGAGGAGAGCCTCTCTGTCCAGAAAACCAATTACTGACTTTACTTGTAGTTAATTCTATCAAAGAAAAATTACCAAATGTGAAGATCTACCTATGGACAGGATACACTTTGGAAAATTTAAAAGAAAGTAATTTTCCAAAAGTAAAAAGTATCTTAGATAATATTGATGCTCTAATTGATGGGCCTTATGTTGAATCTTTAAGAGATACGACTTTATTTTTAAGAGGTTCTAGTAATCAGAACATTTATTATGCACCTTTTGACTTTTAACATATTTTTTGATATAATATATTTAAAATAAGAAAGGAGCATAGTAGATGGTTACTTTTCAAACTAGAAAAGAGTTAGATAATCCTCTTTTATATTTTGAGCCTGGCGAAATTGCTTGGATTGAAGATGAAAAAGAATTTTATGTGTGGAATAAAGGCTGGAAAGCAATGAATATTAAATCTGATGGTTTAGAATTAAATCTATACGATATGAATAAACAAATCATTTCTCAGCTACCAATATATAATCAAGAACAAATTAAAGATATGATAGATTCTATCAACAAGATGGCAGAATCCTCAGATAATAAATATTTTATGCTTTATGGAAAAGAGATTAGTTATTTTACGTTATTCTCAAGGACTGGCGATAATCTTGAATATGATAATTTAGGATTAGCAGTAGTTGATTGCTTACAAAGTGTAGGAGAGTTAGTCTCATTGTCTGAAAATCAAGTTGATAATGCACTTGAAATTTGGGTAAAACAAAAAGAAAATGTAACTTGTTTATATTTGTTTGAGTATGATAAAGGAGTTGTTACTTTCCGTGGATAATAAACTTGTATGTACAGTAGATTATTTTGTGATAGATCAAACTATTTTTATTGTACAAGATGATAAAATTATAGAAACAGCAAAATCTCCATTATGGGAATTAGTAGATAATTTAAATGATTTAAGTTATGCTTTAAATATTCCACATATAATACTTGAAGGAGATAAAGAATATTTAAGCGACATAGTAGAAAATCTTTATAAAACAACACAATTTTCAAATAATGAATTAAAAGTAGAGGTATTTTAATTATGGATAAATATTTAATTAATAGTGTAAATACTTACAGAGTTCCAACAGTAGAAGACGCTCTGGCATTAAGAAAAGAACTTGAACAGATTGATTGCGGCGAGCTTACTAGCTTTAGTTATACAACGAAATATATTAAAGCTAAAGGCGAAATTATCGAAGAGTATCAGGTGGTTAAAGCAAAAATTACTTTTAACGAAGAGAAAGATCCAGAAGAGCATATTGATGTTCAGTATGGAAGTGGGTTTTAAATATGGCGAAATTTGAAGTAGTTAGTAAATATGCGGATGCTGATATTCAGCTTCCTGTAAGAAAAACTAAGGAAGCCGCAGGTTATGATTTTACGGTTGCCGCAGATACAGTTATTATGCCATATGAAACTTTATATGATACTCTAAGAATCGCGGACAGACTTCCAATTAGTGAAGAAAAAATTAAAACTATTGATGAAGTTGCAACATTGACTAAGAAATATAAAGCAAAACCGACTTTAGTTCCAACAGGAATTAAATGCAAGCTTGAGCCGGGCACTTATCTTGAACTTAGTGTGCGCAGTTCTTCTCCTTTAAAATATTGGCTTCTTTTGGCTAATGGAGTTGGAATCATTGATGGTGATTACTATAATAATCAAGATAATGAAGGAGAAATTTTCTTTCAGTTGATTAACCTTTCCCCTTATCCAATTTTATTGAAGAAAGGTGACGCTATTGGTCAAGGTATTATTAAGCCTTATCTGAAAACAGAAGATGATGTTGAAGGTGGGCTTAGGGTTGGTGGCTTTGGATCCACCTCATACGCAGATCAAGATGTGTTACAGTCAGCTACATGAGATTGTTAGCTTTAGATCAAGCAAGTAAAGTTTCTGGATATGCGGTTTTTATTGATGGAAAATTAGAGACTTTTGGAAAATTAAGTTTTAATAATGAAAGTCTTGGGGAAAGATTATTTAGAATACGTGAAGCTGTTGCTAAATTAATTGCTGACTATGGTATTGAAGAAGTTATTTTTGAAGATATCCAACTTCAATCTAATGTTGGCAATAATGTTCAGACTTTTAAAGCTTTAGCAGAGGTTTATGGAATTATTTATGAATTGGTAACTGAATTGGATTTACCTAATACATCTGTATTAGCTAGCTCTTGGAAATCTGCACTTGGAATAAAAGGGAGAACTCGCCAAGAGCAGAAGCGAAACGCGCAAGCTTATGTTACTAATGTATATGGAATAAAAGCAACGCAAGATGAATCAGATGCGATTTGTATTGGTTCTTATCTTCTAAATAAAAAAGATAAAGTAGATACTTTAATGAAAGAATCTGAAAAAGGATTTGATTGGTCAGATTAATTTAAAATTCGCTTTCTATTTTTTATATTCTATGAGGACATAAAAAGGCTAGGAGGCGAATTTTTTTTTATTTATGTTAGAATTTATTGTGAAATATTGGATTGAGTTTTTGTTTGGACTTATCGTTACGGGTGGAGGAATCTTCTTAAAACGATATGCGGAGTTAGTAAAAAAAGAACAAAAAGCTCAACAAAATGAATTCTATAGTAAACTGAAAGCCGAGATATCAGATAGTTATCAACAGTCTCAATATGACGATAAGGTTCTCCAGGGAGAGATTGATGACTTAAAAGACGAATTGAATTGTTTAAAGAAGGGAATTTTGTCTCTTCAAGGGCGTCAATTCAAACAAGCATGTATTATGTTACTTAATGAAAATCATGACATTTCTTTAGAAGAGTATCAAGAAATTGATAATGATCATGATGCTTATAATGGGTTAGGTGGTAATCACAATGGAGATCGTTTATTTAATTTAGTCAAAAAGAAGGCTGAAAGGACTTTAACAGTTACTACAGATGAAGCTGATGAATAAACAAAAAAATGGGAAGAACTATAAAAGTTCTTCCCTTATTTTTTTATGCTAATTTAGAAGCAAGTACAGCTATCTTCTTTTGTAGCAGTTGTTTTTCTTCTGGAGATGCAGTGGATGCCATTTCCATTACATCTTTTTGAAGCTCATTGATATAGCCTTCAAGGTGTTGCATTGAAAGAATTGGGTCATTACTCATTTTTTTAACTTCTTTATATTCGTGATAATGTTTTTCAATAGGTCTATCTTCTTTCATTGTGTGCGGTTGATAGGCATCATGATGCGTCATAATTTCTTCTGAATCTGATTCTTCCATTGCTTTTACAATGCTGCAATAATACATTGTTTCAGCAATATCTTTAATCATATCTACAACTTCGCCTAATTCTTTAGTATCTGCGCACTGTGGATTTTCTAATTCCATTTCCACTTGTTCCATAAGCATTTTTTTCATTCTTTTAAGATCTTTCATTTACGCCACCCTTTCAACAATTAAATTAGCATTTTGAACTAAGATAGATTGTGTTGAAGTATTTTTAATACTAACTTGAGAGCAGCATCCTTTTGGGACATCAATAAAAATTGCGCCAGATACTGAATTATAATCATCAACTGCTCCAGGAGTAGAAATCATCATTGAAGAAGCAATAGGTTCTCCATCAATAGTAATTGCTACCGAGATTGAATCAGCTGTGCCACCTGTTGGAACTGCTATATTACATCCAAAAGTGACTCTGTAACGAGCTCTGCATTGTTGCGTTAGACCGCGCAAATTAACAAGCCCGCTTCCACTTCTATGGAGAATACTGCAGTTACCTTCAACCGCAGTATTCGTAAATAATATATCTTGATTAGCTGCTACTGTTTGAGCTGTTGTCGCAGTAATTTCCATAAATACAAATCTCCTTTACTTATTTACTTAACAACTACATCCATTAGAATAAGCTGCATATGGACTACCCGTCAAATATGCAGGAATTGGACATGGACGAAGTTCATTTACTAAGTAAGCGTTCTGAGCGCATTGAGATAACTGGAAGTTAGCTGACTGTAGCTCATTATTCTTAGCTTCTAATCTATCACGTAACTCTTGCATTGTGTTAGCATTAATTAAAGCTCTTGTTTGTTCAGCTTCTTCTCTAATTGCTTGAGTTATTTCACAAGTATTTCGAGAATTATCATATCTAACTGCATCTATATTGCGGTTTGTATCACAGCAACAAGACTGCATTGCATAACGATTATCAGCTAAGTTAGCGTTTACTGTATTAAAACCTTGTGCAACAGAACTAAATCCTGTACACAAATCACGTTGCACGTTACCAAAATTGGTCAATAGAGTTGTGTTGTTAGTATAGAATCCATCACAAAGTCCTTGCTGAACTCCTCTAACACCATTTTCTACATTCTGGAAGTTTAAGTCTTGACTTAAATCTGCTCTAGTTAAGGCGCCCTGAGTTGCAGCTGAATTAGCTCCATTACCCCAGTTGCCTCCCCAACCTCCGCCCATAAAGACGAATAAGAATAGGATTATAATCCACCAAGCTCCCATGCCATCTGTCCAGCCAGCTTCTCCACGATTTCCAGAAGCAGCTGCAATATCTGATAATGAATATCCTGAACCTTGATTAAACATATTGGTTCCTCCTTTTAAAATTATCTGAGGCCAAGCATTTGTTTAAAATTACTAAATTCTTGGTCAAAATCTACACCTCTCTGTTGGCATAAATTTCTAGCTAATTGTTCAATACCTTTTGTATCATTAGCTTGCGCCATACTTAAGAGGTTGTTACCCATAGGAGTTCCCTGCATTTGGCTTAAAAGATTCATCATTAATTGTTGTGGGTTTCCGCCATTTCTAATTAATTGAATAAACTGCATAGGATTAATATTCATTATATTACCTCCTTAAAAGTTTAAGTTTAATGGCTCTTTTGATTTTTCTTGTTCAGCTTTTTGCGGTTGCGGCTCGCTCATCGGGGTCGTCGATGCCGTAGAAGGTTGACTTAAAAAACTTTTTAATTGAGTCATAGCTATCTCAAATTCTTCTCGTGTTACATAAGCAGAACTATTCAACGGTGGTTCAACAGGCATTTCTTTCAATTCGTACATGTTTAGTGTGGCTGTGCCATCCATATTTATCTGCTTTGTGTAAATTTTTTTATTTGCCAAATCTGGGAAATAAAAAATCGAACCATCAAAATCTATTGTAGCAGCTCTCGCTTCTTCAATAGATGATACAGGTCTACCTTTTACAGTCGCCATCATCTGAGGACGCATCATTGAAGAAGGACTCTGCATCTGATTTTGATAGTATTGAGTTTGAGGTTGCATTTGGTTATAATAGCTATTATTTGTAGGATACATAAAAAGTATACTTCCTTTCTGTAAGAAAATTTTTCTCTCTTTCTTACATTATATATTGATTTTTGAATGGGCAAAATTTTAAAATAAAACCCTGAAATGTTGCATAAACTTTTCTCAAAAATTTTAAATACTTTTATAAAATTTATACAAAAGTATTAAACCGATCGGTTTAACACGCTATATGTTTTGTATACTTTGAACAAAAATATATTATAGATTTTTGTTAAAAATGAACAAAAAAATAAGGGAACCTCAATTAAGAGGTTCCCTTTTTAGTTTTTTGTTCATTTACTGTTGCTTCAATCATATTAATGATATAAGCATCTAAATCGCCATATGCTTCTTTTAAATAAGTTTTAGCATCATCATTTAAAATTTTTAAAACTTCAGTTAAGGTTTCTTGAAAAGCTGCTTCTTGCGCAGTCTTATCAAATGAGCCTTGCTGTTTTAAAGTTTCTACATAAGTTTGATTCGTTGCAATTACACAAGTAGTAATTGTATCTGTTAGCATATCTGTGTACTTTTTAGCTAATGCAGAATCTGACTCTGCATTAAAAGCTTCATTCTTTGCTTGGATATATTTAACTAAATATGTAGTTAAAATACCAAGTAAAGGAATAATACACACTTCAAAAATATCTGTTAATATTTGTAAAAAAGTTTCCATATTTTTTCCTCCTTATCACCAAGAACTTGTTGATGTCGATAACCCTGCATTATTTGCATGACTCGTTGTTGTAAAGGTTGGTTTCCAAGCACCATTAATATAAACATACGGAAAAGCTTGACGCCATCCATTAATATAAACATAAGGAATTCCGGATTTCCATCCACCATTATATATATTATTATTATATGTATAAGTATCATAAGCTTTAACTGCTTTAAAAGTTGCTGTTAAATATGATCTATAAACAGTTCCTGACTTACCAGTATATCCAGCTTTTACTCTAATTTTAATATTTTCCCCATAAGAAGCTGTTTGAGTTTTTTCGTCACTTACACAATATAATCCAGTGCTATCTAATGTTGATCCAGACGGACTCCATCCAACACTTGTCCAACCGTCATCATTATTATTATATTGTGCACCACTATATTGAATAAAGCTTCCTTGAAAATTGCCTTCTGTAACGCTTATTCCAACTTTATACTTAATTGTCCAGGTACTAGTTCCATATGAAATAGAATAGTAAAGGCCCACTTTAAATTTTGAATTCTCTGTTCCAGTCTCGCTTCCTAAAACTGTTGCCATTTTTACCTCCTTTTTTATAGTAATATATAAGATTATATATTTTAATATTTAAAAAATATTTGTCCATTTACTCCACTTGATGGAAGTGAAGTTCCACGATTTTTAGTTGTAAGAATAACACCATAATCGCTACGTAAATATAATAAATAATCCCAAGAATCAGATCCTACACGAGTCCTGAATCCAAGAGATCCATCTTCATATCCTTGAACATACATACCTCCAGAGGTATTTGTATCTGTACGTGTAAGGGTTAAATTAGCTTCTCCGTCTACGCTAACAGTGATATTTCCGCTAATATCAGCGGTGCCATTAAAAGAATTACCCCATAAACGTCTCGCAGTAGCAAGTTGAGTTGCTTTAGCAGCAGTTCCTGAGATACTAATACCCCAAGTTCCAGAAGCTCCAGAACCAGTTTGAGTTACAGTATAATTAGTATAATTATTATTATCAAGAACAAGATATTTACCTTCATTTTGATAAATAAAACCATCTATTTGAAGATAAAGAGCTTTATTTTTTTCAGCAAAAGCAATACTTGAACCATTAGATGTTTTCCAATTTGTTATTTGAGTATAGTCATTATCAGTCGTAAGGGTTCCCCATGTCCAAGATGATTCTCTACTATCAAATCCAAGCGGATAAGAAGAAGTTGTTGCATCTCCTAATAAGCTGGCAGTAATAGTTCCTGCACTAAAATTACCACTTGAATCACGCTTTACTACTGTACTTGCAGTATTAGAGTTAGTTGCTTGAATCCATGAAGGAGCCGCTGAACCATTCCCTTGAAGCAAATATCCAGAAGTTCCTGCACTGGTACTAGTAAGACTCACTGCAGTAGAATAATAAGCAACGCCATATTCAGTGCCACTAAAGACTGCTGCATTTAAGCTATAAGTGCAAGCAGCTGGGACACCAGCATTCCAATAAATAGGTTTTGTAGAACTTCCATAAGAATCTGCTGTTCCAACATATAATTTACTCCATTTATAATCAGAAGATCCAAGCGAAAGGCTATCTGTTAAAGGATCTATATTTCCTGCTGAAGTAATTTGTCCATTAAAAAAACTTGTTCCATTTACATATAGGTTATAACCAGGAGTAACTCCATCTGAAAGTAATTTATTAATATAAACACAATTCTTTTTTATCTGTAATGCTGGATTATCAGATCGTCCATTACCATCACTATCAAGAAACCATTGACTACTGCCTTCAACTCTATTCCCAGTCCAAAAAATAAATGATGTAAGAGATTGATTATTTACAAAGTTTAAAGCTTCATTACCAGCAGTTCCAAAATAAATATATGAATTATATATACTTCCAGAAGGTCTAAATTCAATAGCTCTCATATCAGCTGCATATATAGCTGTATTTGTATAATATGAGTATCCGTTAACTTGCAGAGAAGGGGTTACTGTAGTTTGAGTGTTTGAAGAAGTTGTAATCAAATATGGCGAACTTAATGAAGTTGTATTAATACCAATTTGACTACTTGTCATATAAATTGAACCTGCCGCAGATACTGTATTTGATTCATTAAAATAAGTAGCTCGATTTGCAGTTCCACTCTTTACATTTGCCCCTAATGAATAAAGACATTTTGTAATAGTGCCAGAATTTAAATATACTGGATCAGTACTAGACCCAACTGTTGAACTACTTTCTGTTGGAACTCCAGCATTTAAATACCATAATTTAATTCCACTACCTTTAGGAGATGTATAAGAACTAATTTCATTTGTTCCAGAATAATAAGCTAATGTATTAGAAGTGCCACTACTATTTACTTTTGAATTTAAACTATATGTACAAGCTGTTGGAACTCCATTATTCCAGTAGATCGGAATTGTTGAATCACCATAAGAATCATCAGAGCCCACATATAGTTTACTCCATCCATTCCCACTTACACCAAGACTTTGAGCATTTGCATTCGTTTCTTCAGCTTTTATAGGAACTATATTACCAGATGTAGTTATTTGAGCACCAATTCTATTGGCAGTACTATTTGCATTTGCTTCTAAATTAATCGCAGCATCAGATAATAAATATAGTGTTTCAGCGTATGGGCTAACTAAACTTTCCATATTACTAGCACTCTCGCCTGCTCCAACTAAAACCACACCACCACCGCCAATAGAAATTCCATTTCCATAAACATTAGAAGTGTTATCAATAAAACGAATCATACTCCAAGTTTTCTGAGAGCCTGCATAATTAATATTTATTCCAGAAGTGGTTATATTTCCGCCTAAATAACTTGATCCATTAACATAAAAATTATAAGATGGTTCTGATGTACTATTAATAGCTATCTTAGAACTATTTATATAATGAGAAGATGCGCTTAATGCAGATGTTGAACTCGGATAATAAATTCTATTAGCTGTAAAACTAGTTAAGCCAGTACCTCCATAAGCAGTTCCAATAGTTGTAGCGTTCCAAGTTCCACCCTTAACTATTCCTAGATAAGCAAGATTAGAAGATGTGCCAGAATAAGCACCATTCCAATAAGCCAATGTATTAGCTGTAATTAAATTCGTATTAGCAGTAACTGCGCTGATCGAAGCATTATTAGTAATAGCTCTTGTTGCAATCGCACTAGTACCATTACCAATTAAAGCATAGCCAAGAGTAAATGTAGTTGCGCCAGTGCCTCCATGACCAACTGCTAAAGTACCTGTTATACCAGGGGTTATACTAACAGAACCATCAAAAGAAGCAGCTGAGGTAGAAGAGAGATCAGTTTGGATAGTTATAGGTGTAGCCAATTTAGTAGCACTATCTGCATTACCTTCTAAAGTTGCTTTGATAGTAGATGGTAATTTTAAAATTACCTCGGAAGCACTACCATTTACTCCAACACCAGAACCTTGATGGCCATCATCATCTTGAATATAAAATAAGCTACTTGTAGCCCATGCACTTGCGGTTGATGCATTTCCAGATAAAACACCCGCAAAAGTAGTTGCGGTAAGTTTTCCAGTACTTGGATTAAAAGTTAAATTACTATTTTTTCTAGCGCCTTCAGTTCTAGTAGTATTATCTGCTGTATTAGAAAATAGCACCTCGTAATTAGCATTTGTAGAAGTCGCAGTTTGTGTAACATTTTGATCTTGAGTAGTTAAAGTAGATTTATTATTGTCTCCTTTTATAACCGTTAAAGTTTGTCCACTAAGAGATAATTCGCTGATATATTTCTCTCTGATGGGTGTAGTATCGCCAGAAGCGTATTGAGCGTATTGAGCAGTTCTTGCTAAATTAGCAACTTGTCCAATAACCCCATTAGCATTCGCATAAACAGGATTTTCTGGTAATAAATAAACACCAGTAGTGCTATAAGCTACACCAAGCAAAATATAATATCCATCATCACCAACAGTTTGAACTAATGGTGTTGTACTAATTGGCGTAAAAGTCGTTCCATTTAAAGTACCCTTAATATAAACTGGCTGATATGCAGTTAATGTAATACTTTGAGTTGTTGTAATTGTAAATGGAATAGTTAAATAATTGTCTGTTCCTGTGCTAGAAGCAGAAATATTTGAAATTGCATACATAATTGGATATGTAATATCAAAATCATTTCCACTGTTTAAATGAAAATAACCTCCATCTTTTCCAACAATAATATTTTTGCCAGTGATTGCAGTACTCGCTTTAATCGCTTGTGAATATCTTAATCTATCATAAGTATTGGAATCATATTGGGCAGTTACCCACCATCCCTCATAAGTAGTTCCATTAATACTTACTCCAGAACGATAAACCATTCTTAAAATATTTCCAACTGCATAATGAGTTCCTAACCTAGTAGTTCCTCCATAATAAACATTCTTAGCTCCAGTTTCTTGTCCATTTGTTAAAGCTAAATTTAAAGTTGTATAAGGACTAGAGCTTTTTCCGGCAATATTTGTCCAATAATCAATAATTAAACCATCATATAAAGCAGAAATTCCTGTTCCATCGAGAGAACCAGTCCATGTTCCTGCGGTTGCTCCTGTGCCGATTACGAAGGTATTTGATTTCAAAGTAATAGTAGGGTTAGAAGAATTATCTAAACTAGCAGTACCTTTTTCAACACCATTAATCGTAAGTGATCTTGCGGCAGTTGTCATTTTAACTCTAGTATTACTATCTTTATCAAAGTAAATAGAGCCTTCATTATTATCATTAACGGCAAAGTAAACTTTACCGGCTTCTTTGGTACTTGGTAAATTAGATTCTAAACCTGTAGTAAATTTTACATTATTAGCCATTACTTACTAAGCTACCTCCTTTTCACATTTTATTTTCTTTGTCTATAAGATATAAAATTTTAATAATATTTATTTATGCCTTTTGACCAAAACAAAAAATAGGGGAGAGTATAGTTTCCTATACTCTCCCCTTTATATTATAACGTTATCCAATAAACGTCATCTTTAGAGATTGCATCAATTCGAGCAAAAATTTCTGCGCTTATAGAAGCTAAATGATCTTCTTGCTCATCAAATTCAGTGTCTTGGTCAATGCCATGTAATACTTTACTTACAGAAGTAAGAGTCCCCAAGCTATATTCAAATTTTCTACCGGAACTGTTTAAACGATAAAATTCAATAGAATATTGAACGTCTCCAGAAGCCTTAGTTACGTCTCCATCAATTACCCAAGGAATAATCATTTTATTCTCATCAGATAATGTATCCACATCATAGTATGGAACCGCAAAAATTCGACCTTCACCTTTTGCATTAATATATTTAATAATGCAAGTAGTGGTAGTTAAATCTACATGATCAAAATATCTATTTACTTTAAAGAAAATAGTTTCTGCGCGATGGTCCTTTTCAACGCTTAAAAACTCAGGCGCTGCAATCGTACGAGTATTTAAATCAATATCATAGATTGTTTCAGTGCTAGGAAGTAAAACGGCTATGCTTGGAGCATTTTCATCTTGAATTCTATAAAGTAGATCATAGTATTCTTTAGATGTTGTAATCATTAGCCTATCCTCCTTTTAAAATATCAAGCTTTTATTAAACGTCAGCGATACCAAAGAATGGAGAACATCTCTTGGCCTGAGTGTTATTATAAGTATTAGTTACTTCACAGAAATAATAACCTTGTGCATCTGGAATGAAGGATTTTTCAGTTGCGCCCTCAATCTTAGAGTCACCATGGAAATAGTATTCTCCTTCATTAGACTTCTGGAGATCCTCTTCAAATACATTTCCATCAGTAACATATTTATACCATTGATAAGTTACAGAATCTTCATCCTGTCTCTGAATAACTTCTCCGCTTCCTTCTGGCCAGCTAGCTACAATAACGCAACCATTACTTTTCTGAACTTCGCTTAATGAGAAGTACTGTTTAGAAAGTGCAGAATTAATTTGAACATTTAACTGAGTTGCAGGATGAGTTACACGACAAACTCCGCTATCAGTAGAATCAATTTCTTTATTCAAATTATTAGTTACAATAACTTTATAGAATCCATCACCTTCGCCACCAGTTTCTTCGCTTTCATTTGCAGAACCCTGGATGATATAAGTCGCTTCAGTTGCGCCTTCAATCTCCTCGAATTCATCTGTGCCGGGAGCTTTGTATAACCATTGATAAGTAATTTTTCCTTCATCCTCAACGCTAGCTGATACACTTAATACTGCTTCATAATCATCTGGTGAGAGATAATCTCTTTCATTAAGATCTTTATTGATATTAACTTTTGATGGACGAGGTACAATACAAACTTCACTTTCTGTCTCAGCTGTGCTTTGACGTACACGGTTTTTAGCTACAACAACATATTTACCAACAGAATTTAAAGTACCAGTAGAGAATTTCTCATAAATGTCAAGTGTCGGATCTTCTGAAGGGATATCACCTGTATAAAGCTGATAAGATGGATTCACGCCATCAGAACCACTTACTAGAGTATAATAAAGTTTTCCTTTTACCCTTGTTTCATCAGCTGAAATCTTAGACATTGTTATTTCATAAGGCATTGCACCTTCTTCAAGAATTCTATCATTGGTATCAATATCATATTTCTTCCAAATGTAAGTTAATTGGCCTGCATCTGGTGCATAAGCTTGAACACTATAAACTTTAAGTCCATTGTCATCAAGAATAAGTCTCTTAACAAGATTCTTAATAAATTCCGGTTTTTCAGCCTGAACAGCTCCAGAAGCAAGTTGAGAATCAACAAGTCTATCATGTAATAGAGTTGTAGAATCATCAATTTGAGTTCCATCAAGAATAATTCCTGGAATATCAAAATCTAAGCCTGGCTTAATAGTTGCTGAACAAGTCAATGTTGATAAACTATAATTAAGAGTATCAGTATCTTTATCATAGTTATAAAAACGAACAGCGAATTGAATTGTACCTGCGGCTTTGGTAATTTTAGAAGATAAAGGCCAACCGAAAATAATGTAGCCAGGATCACTTTCAATATCCTTTACCCAAGGAACAGAAACACCTTCAATAAAATTACCATCTTCGTCCTGTGCGGCAGATTTCCACTGAATATAGATATCTTTTGTATCTAAGTCAGTAGAGTCGTAGAATCTAGCAATACGGAAATAAATGATTTCAGAAACTTCATCTCCTTGTACACTAATACCATTTTTCTTAAAAGAAGCTGGTACTGTAATACTTCTATCATTTGCGTTAATTTCAAAAACATCTTCGTCTAATGGAAGAATAGTATATCTACGACTAATGTTGTTTAATTCAACGATATAAGAAAAGTATTCATCAAGAGAGCTAAGAGATTGCATTTTAATTTCTTGGCCATCTTCATCAAAGACTCCAGTTCCGATCGCACTATCAGGAATTACTGCTGAAGAACTACCTTTTTCAACTTCTTTACCTGATGCATCATGCGTCTGCAAATCATTAAAAGCTTTTTCAAATATAGCAGAATACTTATCTGAATTTGCTGCATTAACATATGTAATCATTAATATAGTCCAATCCTTTCTATAATATTTTCGAGGGTGACATTTGCCACCCTCTCATTCTTTCAAAATATTTTGAAAGTATTATTATTTATAATAATCATTTTTGACCAGTAAGAGGGTCTTTAACCTCTTTCCACTGGTCAACTTCATCTTCTGGAACCATAACTGTTGCGAAGAAATTCTCTCCATCTTTTGTTAAAGTTTTTCCCACATCAGCTCTTAAAGAATATTTACGAGTGTAATAAATATCTTCAAGATGAACGGGACTAGTAATAGTCCCGTTTGTTCCAAGATATGTATAATATACAGTCTTAGTCATCTTGTCCCTCCTTAAGCCATAACTACGCTAATAGTTCCTTCATACTCAACACCCTTATTGATCAAGCTCATTAAATTATCAGAAATAGTTCCATCAGATGTATAAACTACAACGTTCTCAATTTTAGCTCCGCTATTTTGAATAAAAGCTTTAGAGTTACCACCAATAGCAGTAATTTGAGTTGGATCTCCAGGTCCTCCGAACTGAAGAGTTGCAATACCTCTCATATTATCATTGTAAGCAAAAGCATAGTTACCAATTTCTCTTACTGTACCTGGAATTCTAAGTTTTTCAGTTTTTGTAGAAGAGTTAAATGTCATATTGAAAGCAAGTTCACCAATATAACATAAAATATTTCCAAAATCAAATAATTTTAACTGATTGCACCCTACGAATGCAGAACCAGTAATAAATCTGACTGTCCCTGGGAACTGGAAATAAACTAATTTTTTACAGCCATTAAATGCGTTACTACCTATAGATACTACCTGTGGAGTTCCATACCAATAAACATGAGTAATATCCATTGAGCCAAATCCTCCAACACTAATGATTGGTTGACCATCATATTCAGTTGGCAAAGTAATTTTACCAGATAATGAATATCCATCAGCTGGTCTTACCATGTATCCAGTCGCACTATAAGAGCTATCATATGGATCTGTATAGGATGTTTTTGAGAACTTTAAGTATTTAAAATCTGTAGTAGAAGTAAATACTGATTCTTGAGTAAATACTGCATAAAAATCTGTATCCTGTGTTGAAAGCATATTAGTTACAGATGTTAATTTAGCTGTATCTGCGCTTGCCGCAATTACATTTGCTAAATTCTGAGTATAACCTAAGAACTTATATCTTTGATCATCAGGTAATGCACTTTCATCCAATGTAGCCAATACACTTGGAGTATAAAGAACATCTCCATGAGGAACTTGATATTCAGCAATTAATGTTAAATTATCAGTTTTTGTACCAGATAAGAATCTAATATTCCATTTATGAATAGTAAACACTGCATAGAATGTATAATCATATACATCGTTGTCTAATGTTAACTCATCCCAAGCAGCTTGCTGTTCTTCCGCAGTAGCATCTGCACTTGAAATTAAACCTGTTGTATCATTAGTTGTTGACCAACCATGGAAATCGTAGTTATCTTTTACTGGATTGTACATCTTATATGGATTTGTAAAGAATTCTCCAGAAGAAACCTTCTGAACACTCTTCTCAGTTACTTTCGTATCTGCATGATCTACATAAGTGTAAGTTCCATCATCCTCTTGGATAATGAATTTAGCGGAGTAAGCTTTATTTACATTCTTAAAGAAGAATGTTAAACTCGGGAATGCTTTTACAAGAGTATCTTTAATAAAGAGCTCTCCTAAAGCGGTATCATTATTAACATAAATAATACCTGTCAAGTTCGGAATTGTACTTCCTTCTGCGGTTCCAGTATATAATCCATTATCAATAAATGTTCTTAACATCTCAACATCAGCGATTTGATTAATATCTTCTTCTGGAATTGAAGAATCAAGCTTATAAAGTTCTCCATTCAAAACTTGAGTCTGGAATGTTGCTGCATTATAAGTGTATTTATCAAATCCGTAATGACCATTATCAATATAATAAGCGTCAGAATTAGAAATATCATAAGAATCTCCTTCAACTAACTGCTTATATGGACACCAATCAACATTAGTCATTGCAATTTTACTAATAGAAGCTGTCTGTCTTCGTCGAAGCTCGAAGTATTTTGCAAGTAATTTATAACTATCGTATCCAAGATTTCCACCAAGTAAACTTAAATTATCAATTACTGTATCTCCTTGACCCTCAAACATTCCTTGTATATATAAACCTTTTTCAGCTACTAAATTACCATTATCATCTCTCTGTGGAACTTGATAATCGGTAATTAAATTAGTTAACAAGTTTGCTTCAGTTAAGCTTAAAGTAGTAATTGAACTTGGTAAATATAATGTATGTAAAGCTACGCCCTCAGCAAATTTAATCTCTGTGAAGTTTGATCCAGTAGCACGGAAGTTCTGCATTTTTTCACAACTTGTAAAATCAAGGACTGGAGATTGACCATTTACTGAAATATTACTAAAGTTAGCTTCTTTCAATAATGGCATTCCAGAAGAGGATTTACTAGAAGGAATACTGAACTGGTTAACATTATTATTTTTCCATTTATTTCCGCTTTCATCTACTCCATCATATCCTAGTAAAAGTCTAGTTAATTTAGAAGCATTTCCGGAAATTTCAAACTCTTGCCAATATAGGTTACTCATGTCACCTAAATCAGCCATCTGATTTAATCCGTAAATATATAACAACTGCTCTGGGTAGTTGGCGCTCTTACGAACACCTTGCTCAATAGCATCAATGTTAAATTTGACTGGATTGACACCATCATACTTCTGAGAAGGATAAGCTTCATTATCATCACTTACTGTTACATAAGAAGAACGAATTGGTGTTAAATTCAACCAATACTCAGCATCGAATAAATTAGACTTCGTTCCATCTTCTTTGTAGTATGGCTCTTTATCTGTTTCAACCCAAATATCAGAAGTTTTATTCGAATTATTTGCGGCCACACGTCCGCGGACACGGTTCGCGCCTCCACGTTGATAGTTACCTTGATTCAACCAAGAATCAATATATTCCAAACGATTTGTTAAGAACTGCTGTCTACTTAAAGAACGATCTCCTTGTAATGCGTAGAAGTAAGTTCCATTCGCATCGTATGTATAATCCCCAGCCGTGCCAATATGACCTGTAACTCCATTCTGATAACTAGAACTGTTACAAATTGTAATATACTTATAATATTCATCTAAATTAACAGCAATTAAAGGTCTTTCTCCTAATTTAGCAAAACTTTGAACTTTCTTAGCATTGTTATTAGTTGTCATAACTTCTTCACTACAATAAGGATTAGTTGTATACCAATTCTCAATTCTATCTACGCTATAGAATGGTGCGTGCTCAAGCTTTGTCCAAGAAACTCCATCTGTAACACCTTTAAGATGTTTATATTTCATAACGATATAAGAATCTTTGAAATATTTATAGAAGTTATTCCAAAGGACACTATCTGATGTAGAGAAGTTTCCATCTTCTGTTGCATCCACGTTATATTCAAATGAAGGAATACCAGTATTGTTAATACCTAACTGAGTATCAAGATCATAGAAAATTGGATACCAGATGTAATCTCCACCGTCTTTTTGCGGGCCCCAAGAAGCCATCATACAGTTCTTTCCACGAGAGTCATAACATTCCATAACCTCAGTAGCTACGAAATAAGTTGCTACATATTCAATATCAAAGTGAGAAGATAATTCATAAACGAATTTATCTGCACGATATTCTTTTGTATCAAACTTATAAACATGTTTACCATAAGTAACGTCTTTTCCGATATAATACTTACCAGGCTCATAAGTGTCTTCTGTTACTTTAACTACCTTAGTAGCTAAGTCAGAACCAGTTACAGAACCATCATAGGCATAATATGTTTGGCTTGGATCAAATATTTCATCATTGCAAACTTCAACAAGTCTATCTGCTATTTTAGCTAATTCTTCATCACTGAAGTCAATTAACTTGTAATATGTTTCAGATTCATCAAATTCACTAGTTTCACCAGATAATACGTATTCACCATTAACGATTGTATAGAATGTACTTACTTTGAATAAATTCTCTGATGAACAAGCATACGCGTTTACATAAGATCCATCTTTAGCTTGTGAATAATATGTTAAAGAATCATCACATTCTTTTGCAGTTGAAAGAACGTAATCGTTTTCTGTCTCATCATAGATATAGAATTCATTAGGCTGATAGAGCTGTTTTCCTACGTTAGTTTCAACATAATTGCCTTGGCTTTTTACATTTTCAGTACAGGTTGACCATACCCATTTAACAGCTTTTTCCCAGTTGCTGTATAAGTCTAATAGTAATTCTTGTCCATCTGTTGGATCCTGTTTAATGTAATAATCTGGGAAGCTCTCATTAACAGTTTTTTCGTCTTCATCAGATGCAGAACTTAAAGCAACGAGAATGTCAAGAATGTCATCATTTGCATTATAACGATACTCAAAACTATCAGCAACTACTGGCGCATTAGCTGAGGTGAAACCACTACTTCCTGCGCTTTCTGGAGCTTTGAAGGATAATTCTCTTCTTCCCCAAGGATCTCTAAATGAACAAAATCCACGAGCGTTATTTTCAAATTCCCAACATTCAGCTTTCTTACTAATTGCTTTATTCTTTAAGAATTTCTGTGTAAGAGTTTTATCTGGTTTAAATCCATAAACTTCATCAGATCCTTTATCCAGAAGCATGTTATACATACCAATGTACTGATAAGTTCCATCTGATTTCTTATGGAAAGCTAAAACTCTATAACCTGTAATACAGGTTCTATAGTCATCAAGGTCTTTAAATGTATAATCCTCATATTTTGGATTAGATACATAATAGTCAGTAACATTATTTGCATCTACTGTATCTTTTGTCTTAGAATACTTATTAGAAGATGCATCATACTGATAATATGTTTCACCCTCTTTAAAGCTTGTAGCTTTATCATAATTTTCAACTTGCTTCTGGAATGCTCCCGCATCGTTGTAATCTTTTAAAGGATGTTTAGAATAACCATTATGAATTAAGCTTGTAAAGCCCATATTATAAGTTCCAGAAGACTCCATGTAGTCAATCTTCATAGTGAACTTAGTTGTACCATTTGTATAGTTATCCATGTAGAAGAATTTCTGACGAGTATTTTCTGAATCCTCTGCATAATCTGCAGCGAATGGACCTTTATGTAAGAAGATATGAATTCTATCTACACCATCTTTATCTGTATTCTTAGTCTTTAATTTATAGTTACGTCTTGGATAGAACTCTGAAGATGTTCCTTGAACAGCCATGCTGATATTATCGCCAATAAAGCTTGGGCAATGATGCTGATAATATTTCTTAACAGCTGCTTCTTTTTCTTCTGCGCTAGAATTAGCGGTACATAAACCATCTTCAATAGCATATTTCTCTAACTCGCCATTAGCATATGCTCTATCAAGACCGGTATTAATGAATTC